GCATCGACGCGCAGCTTCGGCTCGGTACCCATGTCGTTCATCACCGACAGCAGGAAGTCCTTCGGGTCACGATGCAGAAGCACCTGCGCCAGGTCGAAGCCGGCGGGCTCCGCCTCTGGAGGCTCGGCAGCATCAGCAGGATCAGGGTCAACCGGCGCCGACTCCTTCGCAGGCTTAGGCGGCTTGGCAGGCGGAGCTTTAACATCCGCGTTAACACTTTTAACAACTGGCGTGAGCTGGCCGAGCGCTTCCAGCTTGTGCAGTTCGGCCATCACATCAGGGTCTTTTGCGAGCCTAGAACCGGCCGCAGACGCCGTCTTTTCGGGGCATCCGGCTGCAATGGCTGCGTCTCGATTGGACGCACCTCCCCTAAGCGCTTGGATGAACGCGCGCTTTTTGGGTGTTAAAGCCATTAACAAAAAATCCTGGGCGGAAAAAAAAATCTGTGCGTGGGGTCGGGAGCGGTCTAGTGAACGAAAAATCGTGAAGTTTCGACCCCCCCACCCCATAAATGAGAATTCGTCTCATTTTCGATGAAATTCGAGGGAAATCGGCCGGTCCCGCACCCAAACCGCACCAATACGGTGCATTCACGGTGGTTTGGCGCTCTCGACCTACGCCAATCCGGCAGTTTCCTCGGCCTGCTTGACCGAGTCGTGGCATGTCTTGCAGAGCGGCTGCCAATTCGCCTGATTCCAGAAGAGTTCGCGGTCGCCTCGGTGCGGGACGATGTGGTCGACGATGCGAGCGGCAGTCGTGCGGCCGATCTTCTCGCAGTAGGCACACAGCGGATGCTCTTCGAGGTATCGCTCCCGCGCCTTCTGCCAGCGGTAGTCGTACCCACGCTGCGAGCTGGTCTTGCCACTGCGCCAGCTGCCCGGCGTTACGGTCTTGATGCGGCTGTCGGTGCCTTCCTTGAGCCGTGGACTGATCGTCTTGAGCCTGGCCATCACCATCCTCCTGCCATCTTCGTCCCAACCACCACGCCCATCAGGAACACCGCCACCACCAGCGTGACGCCTACACCTGATGCATGCGGCATAGCACCGCCGCGCATTGGTGGCGGCGCAGGTGGTGGCTGCCAGCCTACTGGGCGCCCGCGCCATTCAGTGGTAGGAGGTCGATCGCCTTGATCGAGCGGAAGGCGACATTGAGAGCAACGCATGATCACCTCCGGTACCAGGTCAGTTGAAAGCGCCGGGCGTCGGCGGGCACATCAGCCAGCGGCCAACGTAGGCAGTCCATGTTCTTGCGCTCCGGCCTTGTACGGCTGACACGAAGCGTCTGTACCAGGTAGGCAGACCCAGCGGCGGTGGTGATGTAGTCGCCGACCGCGATACCCTCGGCGCCATCCACGTACAGCCTGCAGGGCGTATAGGGCGCCCTGGCCATCAGCTGAAGGGATCAGCAGGCTTCGCGATCGAGCGCACGAACCACATGAAGCCTTGCTGCAGGTTGGTCTTGGCCAGGGCCAAAGTGCGCTGGTCCACGCCTTCGATCTGGCCGATCTGCTTGAACAGCTCACCTGCATCGGCCTCCAGGGCCTTGATGGAGTTCATGCCGTCGATCTCGCTCTGGGTGAGATCGCGGTAGCCGGTAATCTTCTTGTGCTGGTTGTCCATGATGGATCCTCAAGTGGTCGCGCCATGGAACGGCGCATATCGGCTTCGTAATGCGGGTCACTCGGCTCGCCGCATGTTGAGCTCGCGGGCAATATCAGCCGCCTCCTCACGAACCTCGATCATCTGGCCATCGAACGTCTTCACGTAGGCGCGGATGCCGTGCCACTGCGAACTGACGCCCGCCTCGGTCACACTGGCAACGGCCGAAGGCGCCAAGTAGTGCTTGTTACCGTTGGTGCCGGTAAGCGTGATCATCCCCGCATCTCCTTTGGTTCAAGGCGACCGAGCTGCATATCCAGCAGCCTATCCAAATGGCGACTCAGCCGCTCAGCCAAAGCGCCAGCCGACTCACTCACCAGGCGCACAGATTGATCAATCGCTTGCTCGAGCGGATCAAGACCCGCAAACCCTTCGACCTGAGCCAGGGCCGGCAACCGCGACGGCCCGTCTTCACTGAGGTGGAAGGCCACATGCTTGATGTCTGGCTCAGCGCCGGGGTTGCCCAACTGGCGCTCTGCATCCAGGTCGGGCGATACGATGCACACGTCGCGGCCGTACTCGGCACGCAGCGCCCGCTCGATCAGCGCCAGCACGTGGGACTTGCCCGAGCCAACTGGCCCGCTGACGACGATTGCGATGTCGTTGCTTACGGTCTTGCTCACGGTCTTTCCTCGCTCTGTACGCGGTTGAGTGCTTCGTCTGCCTTGTTGGCTGCCTGGGATGCAGTGGTCGCTGCCTTCGTGGCCTTAGCGGCGGCGGTACCGGTCTGGCGCGCCAGCTCATCCAGGCGCAGGTCACGCTGCTCGGTCGCGGCGTCGTAGGCCTGGCGCACCTCGGCGACCTGCTCCAGGTAGGTCTTGGCCAGCGCCCACTGCGCCAGTTGATAACCACCGAAGCCGCCACCGACCACCAGCAGGATCGCGATTGCCCATACCTCGACGCGGCGCCACCAGCGGCGGGCCATGAACTCCAATGCGCATCTGTCCATCACCGGGCACCTCCGAGTTGGGCGCGTAGGCGCGAGATCTCTTCGCTTTGGCTGGTGACCTTCTCGGTCAGCTGCTCCACCTGCCTGGTGAGCGCCAGAATGTTGCCCTCAAGCTTCCCCATGGATCGGGTCAGCTCGTTGCGCTCCTGGGCGAATTGGTCGGCACGCGCCTCGGCCAGCTTGCGAGCTTCGCGCTCGGAGTCGAGCAGCTCATTCAAGCGGCGCACGGTGCCGATGTCGGCATTGTCCATGGCTCGCTCGGTTGCTTCCTTGGCCAAGAACTTCTTCAGCCACAGAAAGCCGCCCAGCAATACAGTGCCCGTGCCGCCCAGCCAGGTGGCTGTGCCTGGGCCGAGGTCGGTCGGGTCCATCTAATGCTCCAATACAAAAAGGCCCACCAAATGGTGAGCCTTTATTCAGGTTATGGGGGCTTGTATGTAGAACGTGTGCACAAATCAGGCTGGGTTGAAAGACCCTATTCGCCGATCGGCACCTTCTTCTACAAAACCTAGACGTTGCTTATCCCGGCCTCAGCGCAGTATGACGCTGCCGCGCTTTCGATCAGTGCAATGTTCTTGTTTGCCCGTGACAACAGGAACCAGCCTAGGCCAATCATGATGATTCCAGGGATAATCAGAAAGAGCATGGGTATCCCCAGCGCGATGCAGCACCATCCGATCAGCTTGAGGAACTTAGCGCCTTTGAGCAGCATGCTTTTCTGCGCAAAGACCGCATCAGGGTCTTTGGACCCTAGCATCTTGAAACTCCCCACGATTTCCCGCTCGTTTGTCATCCACATGAGGCGTACAGCTCCTTTTTACGTTCAATGAACCCGTTTCCGTCGCCAGATCGCCTGGCTTTGCTTGTGATGGTCTTGCCTTCTTCTGGCAGGACAGACATCCCAAGCACTTGAAAATTCGAAGGAGAGTAATCACGGGAGTCACGTCGATCAAGCTTTTGAGTGATTCGTCTACGGTCAAGAAGCCTATGCTCAATGCAAATGATATCGCCTTTGCCCTTTCCGACATTGAACAATGCTATCGAGATGCAGGTTCTCGAAGCCAACAAAAAACCCGGCGCTGAGGCCGGGCTTTTGGTCTGGTGCAGATGGCCGGTGCGTACCGGGCTGACTCCCTCTCGTTCTATTTCAGCGGGCCTAGTGGGAGCGAGCGCCGCAATCTGCCATTCAGCCATGGCATTCATCTGCATAAACGAAAAAGCCCAGCACAGTGGCCGGGCTTTCTTTGTCAGTCCTCAACGTGCGCAGGAATGACAGGATGGCGCTAATTTCTCTCACTCTCTCACTGATGTCAACAAGCAATTACGCAGCATCCCTGTCCAACAATCCCTCCGCATGGAGAATCGCCCTGACCTCAGTCAGCGCATCGTTGATCATGCCGTCGAGCTTTTCCTTGATCCCGGCGCGCCAGCGGTACCGTGTCGGTTCCGAATTGGCCTCCAAGTCCCATGTGTTCATGTCGTAGAAGCTGTCCGGAAGAATGATCAGGTCTTCGGCAATGGCTTCTACCTTCTTCCGTTCGGCGTGCCCTGCAGCAATGGCTGCATTGACCAGGCTGTCGCGGCGCCATTCCGACGCATCGAGCGGGATATCGACCGAAACCGACCGCGGGCCTTTTCGGCGAGCTCCCTTCAGTTTCGGTATTGCCCAGGCGGTGACTGCCTTGTAGATGAAGAGCGGCGGCGCGGGGCTGGCGATTAAGGGCGTGATGGCGGAAATACCTTGGATCTTCTTGGCCTTGCTGGTGGCGTACTTCGCCTTCAAGGCGTTCCAATGCCGGGGGATGAGAAGGTGATGCAGGCGTGCAGCCAGCCAGTAGTCCACCTGCGAGCGGTCAACGTCATGCGACTGAGCGCCCAGCGTAGCCAAGCACCCCCCATCTTCCTCTGCCGACTTGTAGAGCTTCTGCCAGGCCTGGCCCTTCGCTGCCCCCTTTTCCCCTGCTGCCAGAGCAGCAACCACTGCACCCGATACGCTGCTGTAGATCATGCCCTTCCCCTCAATCCCCGGTGTAGTTCGTTCCGCCGGCACCGCGGCGGTTATTCGTTCGGTAGTCGGCGCCAGCTCCATCTGGCTGGCGCCTGGTCGCTTGCTCGAGCTGCCTGCTCATGGCACGCAGCTTCATGTTCAGTTGGGTCACCAGCTCCTCGAGCGGTACCGCCTCCCCTGTGGCAGCATTCACCCAGCCGGAGGCGTTGCACTGGTCGCAGGCCAGATCGTGAAAGACACCACGGGTGATCCCCTCGCCCCGGCACCAGGTGCACGGCGCCAGCTCGATCATCGCCTTGCGTAAGGCAGGCCCGTGGCTCTTCTTCATGCCGCCATCCTGGGCGTCGGCGCCAACGCCAAGTAAGCCCGAAGCGTCTGCATCGCGTCGAAGTGGCCACGGCACACCACGGCCAGGTAACCCTGCAGGTTCAACGCCTGGATGTAGTTGAACTGCGAGGTGCTGACCTCGGCGTCGTTAGGCGGCGCGGCCTTGAACTCGATGTAAAGGCCGAAGTACCCACCGCGCGCCATCGGCAGCACCAGGTCAGGAACGCCCGCGCGCACGCCCTGGGCCTTGAGCTTGATCGCCACCAGCTTGTGCCGGTGTCCGCCGTTGGGAACGTGGTAGATCAGCTTGGCCACTGCCGGGTAACGCAGCTCGATTTCCTTGATCAGCGCGGCCTGCTCCTGGCCCTCGCGGTCGATCGTCTTGGCCCGGGCGCCGGGGCTTCGGACTGGAGGTTTGTGGTTATTCACGCCGCCCCCTTCACAGTCAGGATGCCCGCGCGAATCAGCGCTTCGTGCGTCTCGGCGATCGCGCGCGGTACGTCCGACCAGTCCACGTCGCCCCGGCCGCGCCCGTCGAGCACGTCATGGCAGGCCGAGCAGGCGTAGACGGCCACGGTGTCGAAACCCTTCATGCCCATGCCCTTCTGGCCACATGGCAGGTGCGCCAACACGGTCGTCTCCGGGTTGAAGTTACAGATGCCGGGAATGCGGACCGTGCAGTCCTGGCCGCGCGCGCTGTCTCGCAGCTTCTTGCTGGTCACACGCATGGCTCGACCTCCCTGGCTTTTAGCTCCTCTGGCTCGAACTTCCCAGATAGCGGCATGAGCTCACCGTCGCCATATGCGGTCATCTTCGGGCTCAGGCTGGGGCACGTGACGAACCATCCAGCAGTCGGCGCAACGAAGGAAGGACGGCCCTTGATAGATAGCGTCTCGCCCTTCGCGATTCCCTTCACGATCTCAACCTGGCTGCCTTGGGCGACTACTGCATCCGGGACCAGGGTCAGCGCCAGGTCACCTGGCTTGAATTGATGGCTCACGCTGCGGCCTCCCATTGCTCAGGCATTCGCCCCTTCGGTTCAGTCCAGCGCACGCCCCGCTCGTTGCCGAACACATACATGCACTCGATCACGTCGCCCAGCTCGGCTACGGTCATGCGCTTGGTGCTGACGCCCAGCATCACCACACCGCCGTTGATACCCGCAGCCATGCGCACCTCCTGGCGGGCAGCGGCGGTCATGAGCGTTTTCCAGTCCTCGGCGTCCAGCTTCTGCATGACCCCGTTCACCGGCCAGTCCACCTGGCGCGCTATATCGCCCAACATGGCCCAGAGCTTGGCGTTCTGCTCCAGCGTGCGCCGGGACTTGACCGGGCGCACGATGATCTCGATGGCGCCAGCAACAGCCAGCTCGGTAGCGAAGAGGTAGGCCAGGCGGCAGACCTCCCGCACTCGCGCCGGCCCCGACGACCAGAAGTGTCGAGGTTTCGCGATTAGGTCAGCCATGGCTCGACTCCTTAGCCATGGCCGCGTCGATGAAAGCGTCAGTACGATTCATCGGGATCTCAGCAACCTCTTTCCAAGCACCTGAGCGCTGACGATTCAGCCACCGGTACCGCTCGGCATCCTCGCGCAGCGTCTTTCCCTCGGCCTTGAGCTGGTCAATGTCACTCTCAGCAGCACGAAGACATCCGCGAATGCACTCCAAGGTGTCTCCGCTGACTTCTAGCCTGCATTCCAACCGTCCGATCTCCGCGAGCAGCGCCAGCACCCCTTCAGGTGTCAGCTCGCTGTGGAACTCAGCCAGGCGCCGGCTCTCCTCAGCTTCGTCTGCGCACTTGGCTGGATCGCAGGCCAGGGCCAGAGCCTTGATTTCTTGCTTGTCGATGTTCATCCCCGCACCTCACATGCTGGCCAGGTCAGTTGAGCCTCACGCAGCGCCCCGGCCTGATCTTGCGGCCCCTCCATCAGCACCATCGAGAACGGGCTGTAGCCGGGGACGCGGACTGTCCATACGCGCCTCATGGGGTCACCTTCAGGCCCTGGGCCTCAACCTTGGCTCGGCAAGCATCGATCACCTCAAGCGGGTTCCCGCCAGGCACCAAGCATGTAGCCCAGGTGATATCCACCACCACGGCGGCGCGGGAGGCCTGCCAGGCCCACCACGACATGCTGACCACAGGCGAGTTTGCAGCCAGGGCATGGGCCGTCAGCTCGCGTGCACCCTCTCCCAGAACCCTTACGTACTCCTCGACAAACTGGGTCTCGAACTCTGCGCGCATCTTGTTGGTGTCCATCAACGGCGCTCCTTTGCGCGGGCAACCAAGGCATTGACGTGGTCAAACTGCGCCAGCAGCTCGGCATGTTGCTTCTCCACCTCTTCAGGGCCTTTCATGAGCAAGTCGTAAATGTCATCGCTCACATACATGGTCTTCGGCGGTAGGAGGCTCGAGCGAATAACCTTGAATCCCCCGCCCAGGGTGCATCCAATTTTGGATGTATCCATCACTTCATCCCCTCAGTTGAGCAACGGCAGCGCGCGCCTGGCGCTTGCGCAGGTAGGTGTCGACGCGCTTGCGCTGCAGGTCCTTCTTGCGCTGGCGCTCTTTGCTGATCTTCGAAGCGGCCAGGATCGAGCGGACCTCGCCCAGCTTCTCGCGGACGTGTGCGCTGGCCTGGGGCCTGACCTCACCGGTGAGCAGGCCGGCAATCGCCTGCCCGTCCTCGGTGGTGGGCGCGATGCGCAGGTCGGCCAGGTACTTGGCGCCACGGTCTTGGCTGATCAGCTGTGCACGGACGGCCGACTCGATGGCGGTGGCGCGGCGCCCGGCGTCGAAGCCCAGGGACACCTCCCACACAGCCGGGCGCCCCTCAGCTCGGGCGAGGGTCACCATGCGCTCGTATGCGCTCATGAATGCCATGCGGGCGCCGACCTTGTCGTTACCCGCCAGCACCGGGTTGGAGAAGGTCATGGCCTGGCGGATCTCGGCCGTCAGCACCACGGTTTCGAACTCGTCGCTGGCGGAGAGCGCGATCGCCCACGCCTCGTCCTTGCCTGGGCGACCGTCCGCAGCCTGGAGATGCTTCATGATGCTGGCGACGGTCAGCCGACCACCTTCACGACGGCAGGCGCGGAGCGCTCCGGACAGCGCCGACTCGTCGTACTCGCGCAGGTCATCGATCATCAGCAGGGCAGCGGCCTGGGTCAGCTGCTGACCCATCACCTCGGCTGTTGCAAACAGGGACAGCAGCAGGCCGTCTTGTTGGGCATCACTGAGCATTGGCGTTCGCCCTCTTGGCTCGCAGTGCTTCGAGCGCCTGCTCGGCGGCACTGTAATTGGCTTGGGTCTGTTCCTGCTGGCGCGCCGTGGTGGCGTTCATCTGGCGGTTGGTCACCCACTGGGTGTGGTAGGCCTCGCACTTGATCAGCAGGTCGCCGAGGTTGTGGCAGCCGTTGATCAGCCTCGAGTCGTTGATCGACACGAAGTACGCGGCGACGTGGTGAGCGACGTCGATACCCAGGCGGTCGATCAGCTGGCCCAGCTGGCCACCGACCTTGGCGTTCCACACCGGCCAAGCGCTGTAGCGCTTGCGGTAGGCCATCGCGTAGTTGGCCCAGGCCTTGAAGGTCTTGCAGGACTGGTCTTTCGGCCCCGGCATGTCCTCGGGGATTTCATACCGTGGGGCCCCAACCTGAACCAAGGTCAGCCCGGTAGGTTGCGACGGCGCAGCCGGGGCGTCCTGCAAGCTGTGACTGGTATCCTGATTGGTATCCTGATTACTGGTATCTTGATTTGTCGGAGATTTTTCCGACCCTGGCTCGGATTTTTCTCCGACCTTGCTCGGATTTTTTTCCGAGGTAGATCGGATTTTTTTCCGACCCCCTGCCCCGGCCTGCTGGGTCGGATATTTTTCCGACCCATCCTCTTTCTTGTTCCATGCTGCGGCCTTCTCGGTGAGGCGGAACAGGGTCACGTTCGACGTGCTCGACAGCTCGATCAGACCGACGTCCTGCAAGGCCTTCAGCATGCGATAGGCCGTGTCCGGCTTGTCGGTCAGCAGCGGCAGCTCTTCGATGATCTTGGCCTTGCTCAGCACGAAGAAGACGCCATTGTCCGTGGTGATCGGCTTCGCCCAGCTCGGGCAGCCGTACACGAACGCGAACAGCAGCGCCTGCTGGGAGTTCAGCCCCCACTCCAAGGCCTTGACCTGGTTGATGGTCAGGGTGAATTGCATGTCAGGTGCGCTCCGTAGGGCGCTTGGCGGCGGTACCGGAAACAGCCACGGCGCCAGCGATGTTCTTCTCGGCTAGGTAGGTCAGGCCCTTGGTGGTCACCAGCACGCTGTAGGCCGCCCGCTCTTCGCCCGTCTCCCGGTCCGGCTTGAGCGACGTCACCTTGTGCTTGAGCAGGCCGGCAGTGATGCGTGGCTGGAAGGCGACCCAGCGCGTTGAACCCGCACGCCGGTAGATCCAGCGGTTCTGCTCCATCCAGGCGAACAGCTTCGCCGGCGCCAGCTGCAACTGCTTGGCCGCGTCGGTGATGCAGATCGCGCCGCCAGCGCCAGCCAGCCGGTTGATGGCCGCGACCTTGGGGGCCTGCTTGGCCAGGACGTCTTGCAGGCGCTGGTTTTCCTCGGCCTTGTCGGCAGCCAGGCGTAGGGCCTCGGCG